CCCATTCATCAGTTTTTCCGATGGCCAGCCGCTGCCAGTAGCCGGGCGACTGGTTCTTGGCGTTCTCCGCGCTGGCCGACAGGCCGGATGGCTGCTTGAATATCCGACAGTATTTTGCAACGGTCATGCCGGGCATGAACGCGGCGAGACCTTCGACCGCCTCGGTGTGGTCCATCTTCTCGAAGAACCGGTACCATGCGCTATCGGCATCGGGCGGGTTGGTGTCGAGGATGATGCCGGCCCAGGTAGCACCACCGCCGTCTCGCTTGGCCGGGTAGCGATCGACGCGGCCCTGCAGGGCGTCGATGATCGTCCAGGGTACCTCGCGCGCCTCGTTCACCCAGGCGCCTGTGAGGTCGAGTGACAGCAGGTTCCGAACGTGGTCTGGCCGGTCGAGCGCGCGGAAGAGCAACTCGATTTCGGCACACTTCTTATCGCCGTCAGCAATGAGTTTGTTCAGCACATACTCGTGCTCGGTCGCCCGCCATTGCCCCATCATAGGGTACGGAAACCATTGGTGCACCGTTCTGATTGTCGTGTCGTTGAGCTGGCGATAGGTGTTCCTGATCACCGCCCAACGGCTGCGCCGGATGCCATCGAGGCCGGGCTTCTGCTTCAGGCCACGCTGGACGATGTCCCATAGGCAGCCGCTGCTCTTGCCGCTGCCGAACGGCCCCATCAACCCCCTGATGAACGCGTCATCATTGAGGAAGGCGTGGATCGTCGGGACATCGCCGGTGTTGTAATCGAGCGTGTGTTTGACCATGGAATGGGAGGAAAGCGCATCGGCGACCTGACTGACAAGGTCACCGGTCAGTCATGCGCTCTCCTCCCCGCTCCCGTACCCCGGCACTCTCGAACCACTCGGCTCGCTCAGCGTGTACGGCACTCTCGTGGCGCCCGGCTCGCTCGCCTAATCCGGCACTCTCACTTGTCCAGGCTCGCTCTCTACACACGGCACACTCATCTACACCGGCTCACTCGTCGCTCTTGGCACTCTCAGCTGGCCCGGCTCGCTCACTACTGGCGGCACTCTCTCGGATAGCGGCTCGCTCACTTGGTTCGGCACTCTCCATCGTAGCGGCTCGCTCCTGTTCTACGGCACTCTCAGCTGCGACGGCTCGCTCCTGATGTTCGGCACTCTCTCGCAGCACGGCTCGCTCTACCTTATCGGCGCTCTCCATTATCACGGCTCGCTCCAAGGGCGCGGCACTCTCACCAACGCCGGCTCGCTCCTGTGGCTCGGCACTCTCTTCATGGTCGGCTCGCTCTTCCTGCTCGGCACCCTCGTGCCATTCGGCTCGCTCGCGCTTCTCGGCACTCTCAGGGATACCGGCTCGCTCCTACGCCACGGCATACTCAACGTAGTCGGCTCGCTCGGCTATCACGGCACACTCCTAGCCCGCGGCTAGTCGGTGACCTTGTTCGCATCTTGGAGCGGCCCGGGCAACTCGGCTTCATGCTCCTGCGTCCACCGCTTCGGCGGCTTCCCGCCGTGGTTTAGATAAATATAACGCTCCCTGGTCACCGGAATGCCTTGCTTCAGCATATAGTCCAGGGTGATGTCGTTGTGGCGATGGGCCTCCAGCTCCGCCGGGCTCACCACCCCCTCCTCACCCTCACTCCTCGGCGTCGTCGCCATAGTCCTGTCCTCCAGCCCAACTGGGTGGTTTTAGCCCACCCGCATGAGACACGATAGCCTCTCGTCTCTCATCAGGGGTTTTACCACGATGCGCCCCCTTGTTGCGCCACATATCTGCAACTTCACCGACGAATGTCTTGTTGCGCTTCTGTTCCGGTGAGAACAGGCCGCGCACGCCCTCCCAGGTCACGCTCTGCAGCTCCCGGGGCATGATGCCGAGATCGGCAGCCGCCCGCCGGTAGGCCTCGGCATACAGCCCATACATCCCCTTGTTGCCCAGCGTGGCGCTGTCCCCGGCCTGGGGCAGCCGCGGCGCGTTGGGATCCCCCTTCGGCTGCTTCGGGTTGGTGCCCAGGCCGTGGGCGACCTCCATGGCGCCGGCCCCGAGCGGCCGGAGCAGCGCCGCGGCAATCGCGTGGGTGTCGATCGTGACATCGTGGCCATGCCCTGGCGCGATGATGTTGTTGTAAAAGTTACGCACCTTGTGGGCGCCGCCCATCAGCCGGGACACGGTCGGCAGGTCGGCGTTCTGCAGCGCCGCCATCGCTTTGCCGATCTCGCTGAAGCTGCCCCAGGTCACGTCCCGTGACCGCGACGCCTCCTCAAGCTGACCCTTGCGCTTGCCTTTGGTGTAGTACTTCGCCGGGATCATCGAGGTGCCGGCCTCGCCGCCCTCCGGGGTAATGATCTTGTAGCTGCGCGGGTTGTGCGCCTCGTCGTGCCAGCGGGCGAACACGGCGCGCTCGAAGGGGTCGGTGAGCGCTGACATCGGCGTCTCGCGGAACTTCTGCTGCAGCCCCCTCAGCCTCTCGATCATCTCCGGCTCGCCCTTCCAGGGCTTCCCCGTCGCCTGTGCCTTGGCCTGCTGCTTCGCCGCCTCCGTCTCCAGCTGGGTGATGTACTTCGCAGAGTAGTCCTGCATCTTGTCCGTCATCGTCCAGTTGGCACCGAGCTTGTGTGCCTCGAACGCCTTCTTGGCGAGATGGACGTTCTGATACCAATCCTTCTGCGGGCTGAGTGCGGCCAGCACAGCGGCGGCGACGTGCGGCTGGACGCCGTATTCCTTGGCCAGACTGTGGGCGATGCGGTTGGCGCCGCTGTACCACTGCTTGGCGCGCTCGACGATGCCGGGGCCGATCGGGCCCTTCTCGTCGTTCATCTTGTTGTACAACCACTTGAGGTTGTCCTTGGCGTGGTTGATGAACGCCTCGTTGATCTTGGTCGGGTCATCGGTGCGCAAGTGCTCGAACCCCGGGTAATGCTCCTTGATGATCTTGGCGTTCTTGGCCTTCTGGTCGGTCGCCCGGTTCATGCTGTCGTAGTCGCTCGACAGGTCGGCGGTGCCGTGCGCGTCGATGCCGGCTGCACGCTGCGCCGGCTCGGACGGGATGCGGGTGGAGATGCGCAGATCGCTGCGGCTGCGCTCCGGCTCCTGATCGGGCGATGTCGGCGCCTCGGGTTCGGCTCCTGGCGCAGGTGCAGCACCCTGAGCACCGCCGGCCTGGGCCAGCGCCTCGCTGCCGTAGGTGGGGCCGCCCATCGTCTGGCCCGCCAGTCGCTGCGCCACCGCACCACGTTGGCGGACCAGCCCGCCGCTGGTGGGATCCTGCTGGAACTGGGTGACGTCAGCCGGACCACCTGGGGGCGCGCCAGGAGGCGCCATGGGCGCTGCGGCTGGCACCGGCACCGACATAGCGGCGGCACTGGGCCCCGGCGCCGCGGCACGCAGCTGGGCAACCCCTGAGGACGGCGCTATGCCCATCGGCGGGGGCGACGGCGGCATCTCCATAGCCGGTGGCGTCATTACACCGGGCGTCGGCGATGGCTGCGCCAGCTGCGCCAGCGACAGCGCGGCACGCGGCGGCTGGATCGGCGCCAACCCTGGCGCGCGCGGCGTCTGCCACAGCTGGTCTGTGAGCTTCGCCAGCGGGTCAAGCTGCTTCTGATATTTCGCCAACGGATTGGTTTCGAGATCCCCACCGGGATCGATCTGTGGGTAGGGGATACCCCCGAGGCGACCGCTCATGGCGTGCCTTTCTTGTGGTCGCGCAGTGCGTCAGCACCGGCATCGATCATCGCCGGCATACCGTTACGCTTGACGATGTTGATCGTGCGCGGATCGAACACGACGTAGTTGTGGCTGCCATGGCCGGAGGCTCGACTGCCAGCATCGAGGTAGCGGATGCCCGGGATACCGGCGTCGAGTAGCCGCCGCGCCGCCGCTTCATCACCCCCTCTACCACCAGCCATGTGCGTGTAAATGTGTTTGCCCTGATCCGTGTCGCCATAGCCGTGATCGAGCAGCCTGTCCCGCACATACGAATGATGCTGACCAAGCGGCTTATCCCAGTCGAGCATGTGGTCCGGATGAATGTGCAGCTCCGACTGATACAGTTGGCCGGTGCTTTGGGCGAAGTCATCCGGCTTCAGTTTACCTGCTGCCGCGTGCACACCGAGATAGAACTGGCCACGCCGCTGGTCCGCCTCCCACGCGTCCGTTCTCCCGAACCCATGCCGATGCGGCGAATATGACATCTGCGCCGCCGCGTCAGCGTACTCATCCTCCACCTTCTCGATCGCCTGCCGTGCCGTCATCCCCTGGTCCTGCATGAATTCGGCGACCTGATGCACCGCCATCTTGTGCGGATCGACCCCGCTCCACACCGGCACCGCACCCTGGTGGGTCACACCACCAGACAGGTCATCGCGGTAGCTCTTCGCGATGCTTTCATTGCCAGCCTGATAAATGCCCTTGCCGTAGGCCTGGGCGCCCTCGCCCGTGCCGAGCTTGCTGAGGTTGAACTCACCGAGTGGGTTGGCGCGCGTCGGCGCGAACTCGTGTGGCGTGCCGTGGTGCACCGTCAGCGGTTGCGCCATGCGGATCAGCTGGCCTGAGCCATACGCCTCTGGCCCGGGTGCGGCGGGCACGTTTCCGCGGCTCTCGACGTGCGCCAGGGCGGCGTGCTGCGCCGCGGTGCCCGCGTCATAGTCAGCGACATGGGGGCCGTCAGTAGGCTGATACGAGCCCGCCTGGGGGTCGTGTGCCATGAACACGACATCGGGCGTGCCACCCTTGAATTCCCTGAACGTGTCACGCATCCAGCCCTTCGGCTTGTGCTCCTCGCTCCAGGGGATGCGCGCGACGGCACGGAAGCCGTTCTGTGCGTAAATATGTGGCAGCACCGTATCGAACGCATCAAGCCGCCGACCGCCGTTCTGTTTGGCAAGGTCGAGCATCGATCTGGTGACGTTACGGTATGGCGCCTTCGGATGTTTGAACACCGATACGATGTCATCGCCCTTCAGCGCGAAGCCGGCATCACCCTCCTTGGTCGCGAACATCCGCATCCCGCGGTAGTCCTCGGGAGGATATTGGGTGACCGCGGCGCCGGCCGGGTGAGCCTTCTTGGCGACACCGATTACATGGTGAAAGGCATCGGCACCCTCTGGGTGCAGCTCATGATACGTCGGAGCGTCGGCGTTGGAGTAGCCCTGCTTCGGCGACCAGACGGTCTTGGTGACGCCAGAGAGACCTGTGCCTAGACCCAGTGCCGAAGATGCTTCAGGGCTTCTGCCTTCGTAATTCCCCTCGACTGCACCAGCTCGTCCGCCAGCCTGTCCAACAGCTTGTCCGCCTCCCGCTGGATCTCCGGGGTTGAGCGGTAACTGTGCTGGGGCTGGTGTTGCGACTGGTCCTGGGGTGGTTGTTTGGCCATATCGATCTCCGAGCGATCCTAGCGCATTGGTGCTAGGCGTCGCCAGCGGCGGGTAGGGGATGCTGCCAAGCGTCGCGGACATGATGGTGGGAAGCATACACCACGACGGGCTCGTGGCGACCCGTTATGCTCCCCACCCGCTCGGCCACGTCGGTACTCTCAATCGAGACGGCTCGCTCGACTGTATCGGCACTCTCGCATCGGTCGGCTCGCTCACTTTGGTCGGCACTCTCTGCTGCTCAGGCTCGCTCAGCCTTGTCGGCACACTCTTCGAATACGGCTCGCTCGTTCAGATCGGCACTCTCGCACATCACGGCTCGCTCTCTCGTATCGGCACTCTCGTATACGACGGCTCGCTCAGGTGTAACGGCACTCTCAACATCCCAGGCTCGCTCCCTCATCACGGCTCTCTCAGTGAAGACGGCTCGCTCGTTCTTTACGGCACCCTCAGATCGAGCGGCTCGCTCCGCTATGTCGGCACTCTCTCACAGCACGGCTCGCTCTGGACCGACGGCACACTCACGATAGACGGCCCACCTGCGGGCGTGCGTGGTGTTTGCCTCGTTTAAGACCCAGGCCCATTAGCTCCGGTCCCCGCAGGTCACCGCGGCTTCCGCGGCCGCGATGTCGGACCACGTTGCGCCTTGGCCTTCGCCGCGGCAAACGCAGGTATCAGCTCGATGTTGGGGATCTCCAGCCGGTGCACATGTCCTGGGATATTCTCGATGACGTACGGATGCGGCGGCAACTCTTTGTAATGATCCCAATACATCACCTCGTGGAGATGCGCGAGGAAAAGCTTCACTGCGCGACGTTGCGCTCGCAGATGCAGACGGGCCGGCGGCAACATGCCTTGCTGATACCACTTATACGCGTCGGTCTTCGGATCAAACCGCTTCAGCTCCAGGCTGAGCTTCGCCTGATCGGCGTAGAGCTGACGGCTGTTGCGCTCGGTCTCCCAGTCCTTCCGCGCCTTGTACAGCTTGCCGTAGACGTCGTCCGGCCTGTTAGATACTTTGACAAAGCTCTCGCCGATCAGAAAGCACAGCCGCTTCAGGCTGGCGTTCCACGGGCGCTTCTGGCCCTTGCCCCAGATCGAGGTCGGATCCAGCCCGGCGAAGCGCCAGATATGCCCCACGGTCGGTGCGCGTTGGATGTCGATGTTGGCCAGCAGCCCGGCGGCGATCACCGGTCCGATGCCCTTGATGCTGCGCGCCCAGATGCCGGCCTCATCGGACAGGCTGTAGATGTCGAGTGTGCCGCGGATCTGCTTTTCGAGGGTCTCCTCCTGCACGAACAACCACTCCAGAACCTCGTGTGGCTCGGGGACTGGATCTGCCACTGGCTGCGGCTGCGCCTCCTCATCGTCCTCGTCGCCCTCGTGAGCGTCGTCGGTGCGCTGCTGCTTCGGCTCCGCTAAAGTCCTCACTTGGTGTTTGGTGCGGATGCGGTTCTCCTGCATAGAATAATACGCATCGACGAGGAACCGCGCCTCGATCTTGCCGAGGGTGCGCGACGCCTGCTTCAGATCCTTGGTTAACTTCTGGATCGGTGTCAGCAGGCTGGGATCGGCGGTAGATGTCAGCAGCTGGTGCAAGGCATCGAGCCGCTGGAACAGGCTGGCGATCAGGTCACCGTCCGGCGGTTGGTTGCGGCCATGGCGCAGCAGGCTGAGCGCGTCACCCACAAGCTCGACGGGTGTCATCGCCAGGAAGTCTTCGGGGCCCATCGGCTCGGTCGTGATCGGCGGTGGCATGTCCTTGGCTGGGCGGTATGTTTCTGGCCGTTTCATGGGTTCTCCTTTGGGGTGGTTCCACTCAATGGTTGCGGCACTCTCGGGGAACACGGTTCACTCTGCAGTTGCGGCACTCTCGTTGCTCACGGTTCGCTCAATACCCTCGGCACACTCTCCTCATCCGGCTCGCTCTAGCTTCTCGGTACTCTCAAGGACTGCGGCTCGCTCCTATCTATCGGCACGCTCCATGGAAACGGCTCGCTCATGTCACACGGCACTCTCTTTCCAAGCGGCTCGCTCACCAAGCCCGGCACTCTCCGAAGCTACGGCTTGGTCTTTGCTACCGCGGCCGGCGCAGCAAAGTCAAGATGGTTAATCAGGAGACGGTACTGGCCGGTAGAAGGATGCAATGAAGGCAGGAAAGGAAGGCAGGTCAGCGGTGCAGCACGGCCTGGAAGATCACCCAGGCCATTGCCAGGGAGCCGGCGCTGGCCAGGACGTAGGCGTAGGCCCGGTCGTAGCGCCGCCGTGGTCTGGGTGCTTGGTTGTAGCGGACGGTAGAGCGGCGACGGCGCAGCCGCATCAGCTCAGCGGGGATATGGTACCGGCGTTAGCAAACCGGCAGCTGACCCATACCCCCGCCCGCTCTTGAGTGTCGGCACTCTCTCTTGACGCGGCTCGCTCGGCATCCGTGGCACTCTCACACATGGCGGCTCGCTCAGCTCTCCCGGCACTCTCGGTTGGTGTGGCTCGCTCATTGGCTACGGCACTCTCGCCCACGCGGCTCGCTCGTCGATGTCGGCACTCTCGCGGTTTATGGCTCGCTCGGCCAGCTCGGCACACTCTCGGACTTCGGCTCGCTCAGCCGGTTCGGCACTCTCCAGGGACACGGCTCGCTCTCAAGGATCGGCACTCTCGCTGGATGCGGCTGCGCTCTTATCTATCGGCACCCTCATTTCATTGCGGCTGCGCTCATGTTGCTCGGCACCCTCGCAACTGGCGGCTCGCTCTGTCTGCTTGGCACTCTCATAGATCTCGGCTCGCTCGCGCCAGTCGGCACACTCAACCTTCCCGGCTCGCTCACCTTCCTGGCACTCTCGTGGAGGCGGCTCGCTCATCCATTTCGGCACTCTCGGACGGCCCGGCTAACGCGCCGATGCTATCGCCGTCCCACCGGGTGCGCCATGCCGCTGCCATCATGGAACGCCGTGCCACCACAGTTGTGGCCGGCGAGCTGGTTCCTGGCGGCCTTCTTGATCGCCCGCAACAGGCTGCCGGGCTTAGACTGGCGCGCTGCCGGCTGGCGGGCTTGCTGGCCCCGCTGGCCCTGGCCCACCGCCGCCGAGCCCGGCGAGTAGCTGCCCGAGCCCACCGCCATTGCCTTGGGCACCATCCCCTGATTGATCACCGCCATTGGGTGGCTCCTCCATCGGCATCTGTTGCCGCCGCTTCTTGTGCTTGCGGTGCGCGTGCGGCCCCTCGGTGAACGCGGTCGGTGCGTCGGGGAAGGCTGTCGGGTCGTCGCTCATGTCTCGCTCCTCACGCCTCGCGCTGCGGCTCGTGCTCCCCCTCGGCCTGTGGCTCCTGCCACGCCGTCGGCACCTCCAGCGGATCTGGGCTGATCTCAGCCTCTGCCAGCGCCCGCTCGTCGGCGCTTGGCTCCTCAGCGACAACCGGTGCGCCCTCGACCATGGTCAGCCTGGGCACCGTCTCGGCGTCCTCCTGGAGCAGCCCATAGTCGGAGATCAGACACGAGGTGATGCGGCTGTCGAGCGCGCCACCATCGTGCGCCAGGAGCAGTCGCGTCTTCACCTGCTCGGCGAGGTTGGGCGCATCGGGATCCCCAGCCAGTGAGATCGTGGCACCGAAGTAGCCGCCGTCGAGCATGAGCATCTGCACCAACGGGACCGGGACGATGTCTTGCGGCTCTAGCTCTTCGAGGCTGTCGGTGTAGGTGTCTGACATGGTTCTTCCCCCTCATCGTCCGGTGGCGGCCAGTCGATCTCGCCCTTGCCCTTACATAGCCAGCAATCCTCACGTTGGAGGCAGGCTGAACTGACGAGGCGCACTATGACATACTGCCGGCCATTGCAATTAGGGCAGATGCAGCGGAAGAAGCCGACGGTCATCGCCGGCTCTTGGCGCCTATGTTCGCCGGCTGGCGATCAGGCTGCACGCCCTCCTGGGTGGCGGCGTAGTTTGGGGCGTAGCCGGCCTGGAACGCCGGGTGGTCAGCACTGCTGCCCTTGATCTTGGGCTCGCTATTCTTCACCTCGATCAGGGCTGCCCAGGCCTCGTGCGGCAGATGCTCCGGCCATCCCGCCTGTTGGGCGTCCCACAGCGTGTGGGTGTCCGTTTCGATGTGAGGATAACCTAGCGCGTACTTCGGGGCGGGGGTGGCGGAGAGCAGCGCCTCGCTCCCCGCCCGCTCCGCGATCCCGGTACTCTCTGGCTCTGCGGCTCGCTTCGGTGTCTCGGCACTCTCAAGTCTGTCGGCTCGCTCACTGTGCCCGGCACTCTCATGTGTAGCGGCCCGCTCAGTCGCCTCGGCACTCTCTGGCTCGTTGGCTCGCTCAGCGGTATCGGCACTCTCACAAGTTTCGGCTCGCTCGGACAGCTCGGCACTCTCTCGATCCACGGCTCGCTCATCTGTATCGGTACGCTCGCGAGTGTCGGCTCGCTCAGGTTTCTCGGCACTCTCTTCTGCCACGGCTGCGCTCATCTGTGTCGGCACCCTCACTGCGCTCGGCTCGCTCGGTTATCACGGCACTCTCTCTCGAAGCGGCTACAACGGGGACGATGCACTGGCGTCAGCAAACCAGTGGCTGACCATCGTCCCCGCCCGCTCGGCGGCCCCGGCACTCTTGCACATCACGGCCGTATTCATTGTCCTACAGGATCAACCAGAAGAACAGTCCCCATAGCGGTAGCGACAGCGTGACGCCGACCGCAATCCCCTTGGCCACAGCCAGGTGATCATCCCCTCACCGAGTTCCTGCTCGTTTGATCCACCGGTCACACCACCCTCCCGGTTTGATATCTCCTGCAACTAGGTGGCACGCATTAGGCGCGCGCCAATGGACGCACTTGTCACACGTCTCAGACTGTAGCTCCGCCTTTGGCGTGTAGCGCGTGTCGCGTTTCGTCAGCTGCCTGATCGGCCGCTGCGCCACTCAGCTCGGAATATGATGCGGGCCGTGATCACTGTGCGCGGTCGCCGGCAGCTTGCCACCACCACGCGATATGTGCGGCGGCCCGGCGCGGTTGCTGTCATCCAGTGGCGTGTGGCTCATGCCGGCGTCCGGGTGGGCAATGCCACCGTTCACCTTGGCGAGGCTGTCACAGCCGCAATCCGAAGCCTTCATCGTACCATCTCCCATCGCTAGGTTCTTATGCTGTCTGATGCTGGTGTCGTAGGCCATTCACTTGCCCTTCCGCTTAGGCTTACGCCTGGATTTGTCTAGTGCAATTGCCACAGCTTGCTTCTGCGGAAATTTACCAGTAGACACCAACTCACTGACGTTCTTGCTTATCGTCTTCTGGCTCGATCCGCTCTTTAATGGCATCCCATGCGCTCCTGTCGGCACTGCGGCACTGAGATCAGAACTCGTGGCGCTCGGCTCTATTGCTCCTTGCGATGCAAAGGTCTCGCCGAACGAGTGCAGGTTGACGCGATCTGTGCCATCTGCGGCGGTCCATTTACGCACATTTCCTCGCGATGCAACAAGGCCAAGTACTGCTCCAGGGTTTGCTATTACCGATCGATGATCGGACGGGGGAGAACCCATTACACATGCCGCCACTGCGGCAAGGCCTTCTTTGGGTCGGCTTCGCATAAGCGTGTCTATTGCAGCCGGGCGTGTAACGCTAAGGAACGTCTCGCCACATGGCGGCCTTCGTTCATCACAGTTCGTAAGCAGTTAGTGAGACGTGGCCGATTGCTCCGGTGTGATCAGTGTGGGTTCGATGAAGAGCCCCGCATACTTGGCGTCCACCACAAGGACGAGAACAAGCGAAACAATGAGCTGATCAATCTCGCCGTACTCTGTCCTAACTGCCACTCCAGGGAGCATCTCAAGCATATCCCTCAGGGATACAGGCCTCAGGCGTCATAGCGAGGCTTCCCCTCGGCCTGCCGGCGCATCTCCTCCATCGCCTTCACCTGGGCGGGATACGCGGTCCTCAACATGTTGGAGAAGCGTTGGCCGGTGGCATCGAGCACGTCGGGATCCATGGAGGCCGCGGCCATGATCTTGGCCAGCAGCGTCGCCAAGGCCCACAGCGCTGTGCTGTTGGTTACGTTGCCGAACCGCTCGGCCATGATGTCGAACGCCCGCATCAGGTGCTCGCATTGCCGGTGATCGACACCGGCCAGCAGCTCCTCAGTACCATCGATGGTCGGCGGCTCTTGGCTGGGCATGGCTACCCTCGTGCTGACCCATCCGGCTGGTGGGTGATCGCCATGTTGCACCACATCGCGCAGGTGCGTAGCTGGCGGATGACATAGGTGCGGTCCGGTCCATCCGGCACATGGGCCATGACCTCACCCAGCAGCAACCCGAACGCACCACGCATGTGGGTGACGTTGGCGAGCTGTTGATCAGTTGGCGCGAGACGTTCGAAGGTTGCTTTGTCCATTACTCATATCCTGGCTCAATCTTGGTCTTCCAGAAGTCGGCGGTGTGCGGCAGCACCTCCTTGCGCAGCTCACGAGCGCGCGCGTCGGCCTTGGCACGCGACAGCTTCTCACCGGCATCACCAGCCTGCATATGCGCGAGATCACGCAGCGCGATGTGGCGCTTCACGCTCTGTGGCATCGTGCGCCTGGGTGGTAGCATGATCGGCATCACGGTGGCTCCTCATCAGGCTTCGGCAGGTGCGTCACGCTAATGCGGTGGCTCTCGCCGGTATCGGGGCCGTTGTTAATGTTGATCGCGAACACGGCCGACGCACCAGGAGCCTCGCTGTCCTTGCCGACGTCACGCCAGCCACTGCGGGCCTTGGCCCAGAAGATCGACATCGTCTTGTCGCCCTCCTCGGCTTGGGTGACGATGCCACCGAGGATCTTGGCGTCGGTCATCAGCTTGCCGTGCTGCAGCTCAAACGGGAAATGCCGCTCCAGCGTGACCAGGGGGATGTTCATGATCACCGAGATGCTCTCTTGGGTGAAACCACACGCCACCAGCCTCCTGGCCTCGATGCGCTGTTCCCCGGTCGGCACGAACGGCGTCTGCCCCCTGAGCCCAGGCTCACCGCCTTTGCCGGGGGCTAGCCCGGCCTTGGCCTGTCGGGGTGGACGGTGGACCTGAGCCACCTTGTCGAGGATGCGCGGCGCCATGGCGCCATGTTTGTCCTGTGGTGCCGTCTCTAATCAAGCCCCAGCTGCCGCCCTGATCACGCTGCTCATGTCGAGCAGCAGGCGGAGCAGTGCCGCGCCTTCGTCCATTGGCAGGGTGACGTCGAGCCTGATGTGTGCCTCGCCACCCGCGGTGACGCGGAACACCAGCGGGTCACCGGCTGACTTGAGCGTCGCCGGCCGCACCACGACCGCGGTGCTGGGCGCAGCGCCACCAGCCACGACACGCGCCTTGGCCTCGCGCTCTGTCTTAGGCTGGCGTGGCAGCAGCTGCGCTTCGGTCACGCCGAACAGCTTGGCGACCTTGGGCCGAGTGGCTGGTCCTGGTGCGCCTTTGGCGTTGAGCCAGATGTAGATCGAGGTGTGGGTGACTTCGAGGCCCATACGGGCGTTGAAGTCGCGTGGCGACCAGTTGCGTTGCGCCATCTGTGCTCGGAGCAGCGCGGCGATGTGGCCATTGCGGGCGATCTGAGCGGGTGTGGCGGCTCCGCCGGATGTGGTCATGATGCTGCTGCTTTCTTATCAGGGGCTACCACGCGCAGTTTCCTGTCAGCGTCCACCACCTTTAACCTGGGGCGTCCTGCGATGGGGGCTACGGTCTGGCGCACCAAGTCGTAGTATGCGTCGCGGTAGCATACGGTCTGGGTCTTGAAGCCCTGGCGATACGCGCCGCCTGAGCGGGCGATCCATACCCAGCCGGTGAGCATGCGCAGCTCGCCGTCGCGGCGGTGTTCGTTCCATGCGCGGCAGTCGTGCACGTTGATATAGAAGATGCGTGCGACGCGGGCGACATCGGCGATGATGTCATCTGGAAGCCACATGCTCAGCCCTCCCTTGTGGTGTTTAGTGGGCCAAGTCTTTGGCGGCTTGTCGATTGACTGGCCTGCGGTAGCCGCGCTGCAATGCGGAGCGCGCGCCCTTCCAGGCGCGGATTGTCTCTTCGTCTTGCCGATCCAGCTCGGCCACCATTTTGAGTGCCAGCTGCTTGGCGAATTTGCGCCGCGCCTTCTCGCGCAGGTTCATGGCTCCTCCTGCTGCAGGTCGATGACGCTGGACGACGCGTACTCCGCGGCGTCGTCGTCCTCGGTGGCGATGGCGATCGCCTCGGCGTCGATGGCGATGGCGAGCTGGCGGCAGAGGTTGCCCTTGGACAGGTAGCCGGACGCGAAGAACAGCCGCGCGGCGAGGCTGTAGTGGGTGCTGGCGACGGTGAGGCGCTCGTCGCAGTAGGCCTCGGCGGCGTCGGCCTTGAGCGCCCAGGCGGCGCTGATGGCTTCGGCCTTGGTGAGTGCGATGTTGACGGTGGTGTGCATGGGGGATACTCCTGTGGTCGAGAACACCATCATATGAACCATCCTAGGCTATCAGTCAATACCAGCATGGCTGAAGAGTGGCGCCCGGTTCCGGGTTTTTTGCACGTCGAGGTAAGTGATCTCGGTCGTGTTCGAACGGCGACCCGTGTGGTCGCGACAAAGGCCTCGATCCATCGGCCGTCCTACCTCCGTAGGATTGAGGGGATAGTGTTTGCTCCCTGGCTCAGTGAGCGAGGGAGACGAATGGTGAACGGTCTCCCTGGCCGCAGACACGCCCGTGTGGCTCGGTTGGTCTGTCTGGCGTTTCACGGCACCCCGTCAGACAGCAAGTTGTCAGCACTTCATAGGAATGGCATCGCAACAGACGATCGGGCCAGTAATCTTTACTGGGGCACACAAGCCGATAATGGCGCCGATATGGTCAGACACGGGACGTCATTACGTGGATGGCATGATTTTCGCCACTGTAAGCTGACTGAGGCAGAAGCACGCGAGATCGCGCGTCGCAAGGCGGCTGGGGAGAGTAGCAGGGCGCTGGCTAGCGAATTCAATATCCACCGAACGACTGCGAACGATATCCACGGGGGTCGTACGTGGTCGTGGCTAAAACAAACTGTTGACACATCATGACCCATCAGGATACTTTCTTCTCAGGCCACCGATGGCCTGAACACAGGAGTATCCCAGATGGTTCGTCAAGAAGACTGGCGCCGCGACCACCCCGCCACCAACCCGGCCTTCGAGGCCTTGGCCGAGCTGAGCTTGGTGCTCGTGCATCTCTCGCCGCGTGACCTCACGTTCGCCGAGAGCCTTGCTGCGCAGTTCCAGGCGCGCGGCAGCCTCTCTGAGAAGCAGCTGTTCTGGGTGGGCGAGCTGACCCGGCGCGCCCAGGCTGTCGCCGCTCCGCGCGCGCAAGCGACAATGTCGACACCCGCCCCGACCCCAGCTGCTCCCGTGGCCAAGGAATTCCTGCAGATCCTGGCGCTGTTCGCCAGCGCCGGCAGCCGTGCGGCGATCGTGTTCAACACCGACACCGTCAACCAGATCCCCCAGGGCACCGAGTTCCGCCTGAGCGTGGCCGGCGAGCGCAGCCAGCAGCCGGGAAGCATCAACGTCACCGACGCGGCTTCGGGATTTGCCGACCGGACGTGGTACGGCCGCATCACCACCAAGGCGGTGTGGCAGCCCAGCCGCAAGATCGACGCGGCGACCATCGCGGCGGTCGAGGCGGCGCTGACCACGTTCAATGCCGATCCGGCAGCTGCTGCGGCTCACTACGGCCACTCTACGTCCCGGTGTTGCTTTTGTCGCCGAGAACTGACAGATGAGCGCTCAGTCCACGTTGGGTACGGGGAAATTTGCGCGGCAAAGTGGGGCCTTCCGTACGGGGAAGTCCCCGGACCGGAGCCGGAGAACAAGCTCACATGCTCGGTGCCCTTCTGAGGAGGCATATATGGCCGAGGAATGGCGCTCTGTCCCGGGGTTTCCCAACGTGGAGGCAAGCGACCTAGGTCGCATCCGGACAAAGACCTACGTGGTCGAGGCGAAAGCCTCGACCTATCGACCATCCTACGCGCGCACCATTAGCGGGAAAACATTGAAAGGATGGCTTAGCGGCGCTGGCAGCAGGTGGGCGGTTTCCCTTCCTGGCTATCAGCGCGCTCATGTCGCCCAGCTTGTCTGCCGGGCATTTAAGGGCCCACCCCCGCTAGGCAGACCATATGCACTTCACCGCAACGGTGTCGCGACAGACGACCGACCGACCAATCTCTATTGGGGTACTCACGCAGATAATATGGCGGACGCAAAGCGTCACGGCACAATGCGAGGGAAATACCAACACAGCGCCAAACTAACCGAAGAACAGGCGAGGGAAATCAAATACCGCCGTGCCGCTGGCGAAGGTGGCGCATCACTGGCTCGCGAGTTCAGTATCAGCCAGCAAACCATATGCTGCATCCACAAAGGTCGCCAATGGGCTTGGCTGGAGGAACCGTCATGACCATCCCGATCGGCCGCTACGCCAGCCTGGGCCCGGAGATCCCGGTGGACGGCATGCCCGACTGCGCCCCACTGCGCATCACGCGCATCGTCGAGATGGGCGAGCGCAACGGTCTGGGCGAGGCGGTGATCCTGGTCGATGCTATGGGCGAGGATGACGCGCCGCTGAAGCTGATCCTGGGCTGCAATCCGCACACGGCGGAGATCAGCCGCGCCGCGGTGTGGCTACGCCCTGGCGCTGGGTTTGTGGCCACAGATCTCGCCTGCCTGCCGGGCAATCTCGTAGACGTGGTCAGGACAATCCTGCTGGACCCACGTGAGGCTCAAGCATGAAGAGAACGCATGGGATGTCGGAACACCGGCTCTATGACGTCTGGGTTCAGATGGTCAAACGCTGCGACAGCCCTGAGCACAAAGACTATCCAGGCTATGGTGGCAGAGGCATTAGCGTCTGTGATGAATGGCATACCGATCGGGCGACGTTCTTCGCCTGGGCGCTTGGTCATGGCTATCAGCCAGGACTGACGATCGACAGGATCGACAACGGATTGGGCTACAGTCCAGGCAACTGTCGGTGGCTTACATCATCGGAGCACGCGAGACAGGGGAACACGCGAAGAAGCCACAATCTGACCTGGAATGGACAGACCCGCACACTTGCAGAGTGGTCCAGAATACTAAACTGCCACCGAAGCTCATTACGAATGCGCGTCACATTGGGGTGGCCTGTGGAGAGGATATTCTCCGAGCCATTTCAACGGCTAGGGTTGACAGATAGATCCTGATGGGGCATCAGGAAGGGGCCCACACATAGGAGTATCCCAATGGCCGACCCCCTGGTCCTTCGAGATTATCAAGTCACCGACATCGAGCGCATCAGGGATGAGTTTCGGAAGGGTGCCCGTTCGCCTATTTACCAGTTGTCGACTGGTGGCGGAAAGACCGTCGTGTTTGCTCATGTGGTAAAGGGTGCGGTCGCCAAGGGCACGCGGACACTGGTGCTCGCTCACAGGCGCGAACTGGTGCGACAGGCTAGCCAGAAACTGACCTCGTTGGGTGTTCCCCACGGTATCATCGCGGCAGGTCAAGACAGGGATCACGACGCGCAAGTCATTGTGGCCAGTATCCAAACCGTGGCGCGACGCCTTGATACGCTACCGAGCTTTGGGTTGGTCATCATCGATGAATGCCATCACGCCGTTGCGGAGACATGGTCGAAGCTGCTTGCGAGCCAGCCGGACGCCCGCCTGCTCGGCTGTACCGCAACACCCCAGAGATTGGACGGCAAGGGCCTCGGCAAGCACGCTGGCGGCCATTTTGATGCCATCGTATGCGGGCCGTCCATGCAGGATCTGGTGGATGCCGGCCACCTCGCGCCGACCAAGGTCTTCATCCCCTCTGCCACGATCGACACGAAGGGGCTGCGTACGATCGCCGGAGACTATGATGAGGGGCAACTGGAGGAGCGGGCGCAGGGGGTAACCGGGGACGCGGTGGCTGAGTTCAAGGCACTCCCCGAAGGCACCACGGCCATGGCCTTTTGTGTCACGGTCAAACACGCCGAGGATGTGGCGAAGGCGTTCACCGCTGCTGGGTTCCGCGCCCAGGCAGTGCATGGGGGAATGCACAAAGAGGAACGGGATACCGCGATCGCCGGTTTGGCGGACGGCACCACCCAGGTGCTCACCAGCTGCGAAATCATTTCTGAAG